GATGATGAATTCATATGCAAAGGAACAATGCCACAACTCACAGCAGACTCATACAAGATGAACATTGAGTTGGGTGAAGGCGGGTTGTGTACATACAGACAGCACAGACTATTCTCCACCAGACTGAACTGGCGTTACAGAGGCGCTGTACATGAATATCCAACCGCATCTGTTCCATGGAAGACAGACTTCATATGCTATCTAACAATCAAGTCATATGGAACTGGTGCAACATCCAAAGATCCAAACAAGTACAAAGAACACGCCAGGATGATCAGAGAAGATATGGAGACAAACCCGGACTGTGATATACCAAGATCGACGTTCTACATGGGACAATCGCTGTTCTGTGCAGGAGAATACAAAGATGCGATCCAGTACTTCCGATCCCGCACGCAGATGGGGGGCGGCTCCAACAACGACGAAATATACTACTCCTACTACCAGTTGGGCAACATCGCTTTCACACTCCATGCTGTGGACCATGCGGTTGCGAACTTCCTGAACGCGCACAACGAAGATCCAAGACGCGCCGAACCGCTATACAAACTGTGTTTGATTTATAGAACGGAGAAGAAGTACAACCTTGGATACATGTTCGGACAGATGGCACTGAAGTGCAAACCTGACAACAAATACATGTTCTGTGAGCCTCATCTTTACAATGTTGTGTTATGGGATGAAGTTGCGCTCTGTGCGTACTACACGGGTAAGATGAAGCTTGCAGAACAATTGAACAAGAAGATCCTCGCAACACATGGACTTGTCGAGGATTATCGCAAGCGAATTGAGAAGAACCTGGAATTTGCACGTAATGGTGGGCACGCTTAAATAGGATAAACGTACCCGTTATTACTAGGCAAACAACTGCCGTTAAAGGTTGGTTAATATTATGCCGGATGATGAAAAGAAATTCACTCAGGCCGATGTTGATAGAATAGTTAGCGAGCGACTTGCCAGAGACAGAGAGACGAGAGGCGATCCATCGGTGCTTATTCAAACCGTATCCGAACTGAGGAATCAGTTAGCACAGGCTACCGCCCTTAATGAAACTCTCAAGCGCAAAGTCGATACCAACGACCGAACTTCGATTCTGTCCAAGGTGGTGGTCGAACTTAAAGTTCCTCCCGCCCTCACCGAATTCATAACAGGAGCGACAGAAGAGGAGATGCGAGCAAGCGCGACTAAATTAATGAGCAGCATCGGCCCCGGCCCCAGTCTCGGAGGATCTACCAATCCACCTGACGGGAACTCCGCCCCGAAGATCTACACGGCACAGGAACTCCACTCCATGTCGCCTGATGCCATTAATAAGGATTGGGCTAATATCAGCGCACAGCTAAAAGCTGGTCAAATAAAGTAGTTGATGCGATGACAGTAACAGGATTTATACCGACGATTTGGAGCGCACGTCTGCTTGAGAATTTGCAGAATGCGTTAGTGTATGGACAGCCCAACGTGATCAACAGAGACTACGAGGGCGAGATCAAGGGCAAGGGAAGCACGCTGAAGATAACCAGCATCGGAGAGATCACCATCGGTGACTACACCAAGGACAGCGATATCACTGACCCCGAAGCCCTTGAGGACTCCCAGGCGATTCTCAGCATCACCCAGGCCAAATACTTCAACTTCGCTGTGGATGATGTGGACGCTGCGCAGACTTCTCCTGCGCTGATGAATGGTGCAATGCAGCAGTCTGCATGGGGACTGGCTGATGTGGCCGACCAGTTCATTGCCAACCAGATGTACAACAACGTGGCTACCGGTAACAAGATCGGTTCCAATGCCACCGCTATCGTTCCTACAACCACTGTAGACACTGGTGCCATGGCCTACGACTATCTGCTCCAGCTAGGGACTAAGCTGTCCGAAGCCAATGTCCCCAAGCAGGGCCGGTGGGTGATCTGTCCTCCCTGGTTCATTGAGCGCCTTGCAGCCGACAAACGGTTCTCCGATGCCTCTGCATCAGGTTCCACAGACGCGCTGTTGAATGGTCAGGTCAAGAGGGCCGCTGGTTTCGATGTCCTTGAATCCAACAACTGCCCGACCAATGCTGGAACAGGGGCCGAGACTGCCAAGACTCAGACCCAGGTGATAGCTGGTCATGCGATGGCAACCACGTTCGCTGATTCCACGTACAAGGTGGAGGCGTACCGGCCTGAGAAACGGTTCGCTGATGCTGTCAAGGGTCTGCATGTGTATGGTGTCAAGGTCACTCGGCCTAATGCTCTTGCTCTCTTGACATGTAGGAAGGAGGCTTAAATGGCGAGAGTGAAAATCAACTTCCCCAAACTCGGTGGGTCGTACAATGATGGTGAGATCGGTGAGGTGAGATTCGTTGAGTCCACCGCCTCTGCCTCCCTCGGCGCGTACATCGATGCTGCCGACGTGGACGAGGCCGTGTGGCTGCGTCTGGCGCTCACCGCTCAGACCACTGGTGGTATCACCATCAAGGCCGGGAACGGGCCGCGTTCGGGCTTAGGAGACTTCGTTTCCGCGCTTCCAAGCTCTGCTGGTGGACAGACCCCCATAGTCATCATCGGACCACTGGAGACGGCTCGCTTCAAGTGGCTGTCTGGCACGACTGACTACAAGGGTAGAATCCACGTAGACTTCACTCACAAGACTGCTGGAAAGATAAGCGGGTTCAAGTTCAGGTGATCGAATGAAAATCCGCTATCTACTTTTTTCAGAGCCGATTATCCCTGACAAGACCGAAGTGCATTGCGAGAAATGTGGCGGTCGTTGGACTATAGACAGTGATTCGCCAGTTGGAATATGCAAGTGTGGTATTCCATTCACAGTGGACATGCCGATCATACAGTCTGGTTTGTTCTGTTGGGTACAGGCTTTCAGAGAACAGGGCGGCGTGGGTGAGATGTATCCCACGATTGAGAAAGATTATTTGGAGAGATATGATATCGTTCATATTAACTATACTCCGGGTCATCCCAATTACATTGAAGCGGTACGCAATTCATTGGGGAAAAGCGATACTAAGATTGTTGCGAACGTAGACTATGCCATGAGTATGTGGGAAACAATAAACCCATTTAACATGAAACAACAGCTTGGAATGGCTGATATGGTGTTCCATGTTGAATCCATGGGCGCATATGCACTACAACGGTTCCTTGGACGGGTTGTTCACACCATCCCCCATCCTGTGGATGTTAAACATTTGAAGATGGTTAAGCGAACGCCAGACGAAAAACCGCTAGCAACATGTCAATGGCATAGGTATGGCGCAACATGGAGTTCATACTATTACGGAATGCTAGGCATTGACATCAAGAAGTTTCTAGTTGCGTTTGTTGGGCCAGGACCGCAGCAGTTGGTGAACCTGGAGACTATGTTTGATCGTGTTGTACCAGCAATGCAATATGTTCCATACATACAAGATGTGTTGAACAAGGCCACAATCAATCTCGATCTCGCACCGGATATGACATTTGGACGCGGGCTGATTGACGCTGCTGCACTTGGCATACCATCTGTCGCCAGCGAAACAATAGAAGCTGCACGAAACATCTGGCCTGAACTGACTGTCAGACCACATAATCACGGAGATGTCGCACGCAAAACCAAGAAACTACTGACAGACAGAAACTTCTATGCCGATATGGCACAGCGCGGTCTTGAACGGTCTGAGTCATATAGTTGCGCCTCTGCATATAATAGAATGATGGAGGCGCTGTATGGCAACGGCTGAAGACAAAATGTTAAGTAACCTGATCACAGGTCCTCTCGTCCTTGGCGAACTCAATGCGAGGGTTCGCCCCACTTTTGCTGAAGCACTGGCCCGCATTAAGAAGGCTGGATTCTTTGATCCTGAATGCCCAACCAAGCCACTTCGTGTTGGTTTCTCTCTGATGCCAACTGATGCGCTTGATGGAACGATATGCATCTGTGATGACACACAGGAGATCTATCGCTTTGATGTTGACACGTGGGTGAAGATCGTTCCCATCTCCGAACCTTATGGTGTTCGAGCTATCCAGGGCGTTCCCGTTGAACTAGATGAACTTACTGAAGGCAGGGCACTCGGCATCTCTGGCGGCATCTTCACCCTTGTGGAAGCTGGTGGTGGAGCCACAGGGCCGACAGGGGCTACAGGGCCAACAGGCGGGGATGGTGCGACAGGTGAAACCGGACCCACTGGACCAACTGGATTAGACGGATCTGCATCGGCCACAGGGGCTACAGGGCCAACCGGCCCGACTGGACCACAGGGGGCCACTGGTGAGCAGGGCGCAACTGGCGCAACTGGTGCAGATTCTACAGTGACTGGCCCCACTGGAGAGACTGGTCCACAGGGGGCTGCTGGCCCGACTGGCCCAACTGGCCCGACTGGCCCGACTGGTGCAGATTCTACGGTGGCTGGCCCCACTGGTGATACTGGCCCCACCGGTCAACAGGGGGTGACTGGACCCCAGGGAGAGACTGGCACACAGGGTGCTACAGGGCCGCAGGGTGCCACGGGAGCGACAGGCCCAACCGGAGCAAGTGGCAGTAGCAAGCGCAAGGCCACGGCCATAATCAATGGCGGTGGATCTGTAATAGCCACTGGTCCCGCCGGTGGATTCGAATGCCCGATCACCGGCCACATCACGGCAGCCAGGATTGAAAGCATAGATGCAACATCTGGAAAAATAGCCATCGCTGTGTGGATTGAACCCTACTCCGGTGGAGTTCCTGTGGATGATGACGAAGTTGACATATTCAGCATAGCATCATCTGGCACACAGTCGGCAGAAACAGGACTGACCATTGATGTATCAGAAGGCGATTGGATTACATTTAATGTCGATTCGTGCACTGATTTGAAACTGGTTGCGATCTCATTGACACTGGAGGAAACATAGATGGGTACTGTTGATGTTCAAATCAATGAGATCGACGACGATGGTATAGCATATGGAGGTGATAGTTCACTTCGTGTATCAGTTAACATATGCTGGGGAACAGCCGGGGCTGGCCAAACATATTCAACGTACTTGTTATTCGAAGGCATCACCATTCCAGCCGGTGCAACAATAACCGAATCGTGGATAGAGTTCAACGAAGCTGTGAATGTCGGCACTCCTGGTGCTCGCATATACTTCGAAGATGTTGCTGCTCCAGAAATACCAACGACATATGCAGGATTCTATGCAAAGACAAAGACAACGAACTATGTTGCGATTGGTAGCATCACAGGAACACAGAAATCGAACAGTCTAAACGATGTTATACAGGAATTGGTTGACAGCCATGCACCATACAAAAACGGCGCAATGCAAGCACTGATAATATACACAAGTGCCGCTGGTAACTACTGCATTCCAAAGTCGTATGACAATGATCCTTCGCTTTGCCCACGTCTGTACATCGAATTCACCGCACCTAGATTCAAAGGAACACAGGTGATCATCGTATGAGTTATGGTGAAGTCGAGCGCGGTGGTAGTGGCAAGCATGGTGATGAGAAGCACAATCACACACATGGCACTGGACCTACCGGACCAACCGGCCCGACCGGCACATCTGTCACCGGCCCTACCGGCAGCACTGGTCCTACTGGAGAAACCGGACCAACCGGCCCGACTGGTGCCGATGGCAGCAGTGATTGGACTGCCGATGACATTCCATACCTCGATTCATTAGGCACTGCTGATCCCGACGATATGTTCATTGTGTTCGCCATGGAGGGGCCGGGGTATCGGTCCCAAGCTCGGTCATCCATGAGCCTGACAGGCGCGACTGGACCAACTGGATCTGACGGATCTACCGGCCCCCAGGGAGCGACGGGGCCACAAGGCGCGACAGGAACAACAGGAGCAACGGGTGCTGAAGGCCCTACCGGCCCCCAGGGAGCCACTGGTGCAGTAGGAGCGACAGGCGCTACTGGAGAAGCTGGCGCTCTGGTCATGAAAGGATCATGGACTGGTTCAGCTACCTATGTCATCCACGACTGTGTGGACCATGAGGGTAGCTCCTACGTCAGCCTTGTGGATGACAACTACAACCACGAACCTTCAGGTTCCACAGATGCTTGGTGGCAACTCATGGGATCTGTAGGTGGGACTGGGCCTACCGGCCCCCAGGGAGCGACAGGGCCAGCAGGAGCGACAGGATCTCAAGGCCCGACTGGAATTACCGGGGCGGCAGGAGAAACTGGCCCACAGGGCGCTACAGGGGCGCAGGGAGCAACCGGCCCCACTGGTGCCACTGGCACAGTCATCACCATGATTGAGCCAAGTGCGTATCACTTCCAGGAAACATCCAACGGTGGTGAACTGTTCCATGCATTAATCAATGGAACACCGTCTGCCACATCTGTTGTGTATGACACGGAGGCTGGCGACTACAATCCGATTGGTAGAGTGATCCTGTACAACAGTACGCGCGGCAATTCACGTATCGTGACTGGTATCAACACGAGCACCAGGACGATCACAACTGTTTCATCTACAGATAATTGGGCCGACAACGACACCATTACAATGTACTCTGCCGCAGTTGGTGCAAATTATGATCAAGACTTCTGCGATATTGATGTGTCAGACGTTGTCTCATCGGACGCGACTTACATCCTTATTAACGTGATGTTGTTTGTCACTGGCCCCACATCTGGCGCATTCTTCCTGCATCCATACACAACATATTCAGATTACAAGGTACAGCGCCGCGAATCTGTGGAAGGTCAAACGATTGATACAATGGAGTATTGGATAAAGAACTACAGTAGAAAGATATGTTTCAAATTGACTGGAGACTATGTTGAGTGTTATATCGCGATCAAAGGATACATGGTGTGAAACATGACAAGCATGACTGCAACTACTCCGCTCTGCTCTCAGGCAGATGCGGATATATACTTCGATCCGGCGAACAACCACCTATATGTAGATGAATGGTGGGCAACAGGAAGTGGCGTGAAAGCGTCATATACATCACAGATGAATGTTGCTGACGCAAACTTCACCGTCACTGCAAAGAACTATGGTGTTGATGGTAACTTGATCAGTATCGAACTGATAGAAGACTATGGCCCCGCATGTCTTGTTGATGGGAACCACATTGCGTGTTACATCGAATCAGGAACAACAACACTTGGTGATCTTATCGCCGCGTGTGAAGCCAATTCAGACTTCACGGACATCGCAACAATAGCAGCACTTGGTGGAACAAGTGGCCTTGTTGAAGCGATTGCAACACACTTCTTACAGGGCGGTGTTGATCCAGACTCATCCACATCTGGATTCAAAGCGGGTGCGTTGGCATTTGCAACACGCAAGATAAACAACCTACCGTTTAAAGGAATGAAGGTTTCTCCTACACAAGACAATGCATTCCCTCGTATGTACTTGCAAGACGATGGAAGTTATGTCACTGAAACCGAGGTTCCGATGAATGTGCGCCGCGCATGTGCTGAAGAAGCACTAGCTATACTGAAGTATGGTAACACCACACGATACAAGTTACAAGCACAGGGTGTATCTGGATTTGGTTTTGGCAACCAGGGACTGCGTGAATCGTTCGTTGGTTCAAAAGAGGGCGACATTCTGTCAGGCGAATGCATGAATCTTCTCCGTCCATACATGAGACGCAACTGGGTAATCGGGAGGTGATGTTGTGTTTCCCGAAGAATACATGAACGAACGTGTTGTTATCACCAAGGCAGAAACGTATGTTGGTGGGATATATGCCATACACGACGGTTGGATCAAGAACGTGCGTGTTCGATGGGAGGATGTGTCAATAGAAGTTCCTGACATAAATGACAACAACACGTTATGTGTTGCTAAAGTTATCACAAACGAGGCTGTGGAAGCCACGTTCTCAGTGTATAACAAGTATCCTTCATATGCTGGTAGCACCGCGACGTTCGAGCGATATTACATATATCGGAATGGACAGAAGTATAGAGTGGTTCAGCACCGAGTGTATCCCGACATAGACGGTAATGAGCAGTACCGGGAGTTGCTTGTCGCTCACGCTGCATTCTGAACCAATACCTCCACAGTGAACATCCGTACCGCCTGCACTCGAATGGTCCCGACATGGTTTCACCACCTGGCTTCTTTTTTTTTCTAAAGTTTCGATACCAGCGAAACGCTTAAATATAGATGCATACATGTATACATCTATGTCAAGACCATTCTTGCCAAGGAACGTGCGGAGAAATCATTCCATCACCGCACGATTTACTGACGGGGAGGCTGCAATGCTGCGCAGTGTATCGCGCTGTGATCACACAACAGTCTCCAACACAGTGCGTCAGTTGTGTATAATCGGACTGAAGATACAATCCCTCGTGGATAGCAATTGTGACGTGTGTTCTTTACTCACTGACGAGGATGGCACATATGAATTCAACCCTGACACAATCGACAAGAAATGTTTTGAGTGTTTGTTGGAACGCATGGTAGAGGCCAGTGGAATAGAAGCTGGTGGCTACGATGGCTGCTAGTGAATCGTCTCATCTTCCACAGCCCGACGCTGTGGAAGCTCCAGACGCCGAGGTTGAATTCGAGATACCAACGCCCGTTGAACGTGTATATACAATCAAAGCGCCGCAACATCTACGTGATAGAAACATATGGGTGATGTGGAAGTTCGAGAAGAGAAAGGGAAAGATAACGAAGGTTCCGTATCAAACATCAGATAAGAGAGCATCAACAACAAACCCCGCAACATGGACAGACTACGACTCTGCGATGCAAGCACTCGAACCACGTGACACGCCATTTCATGGAGTCGGTGTTTGTTTCGATGGAACATTCGTCGGTGTTGATCTTGATGATTGTATAGTCAACACAGAGTTCACAGCACACGCGCTTGAGATAATAACAGAATTAGACACGTATTGTGAATACAGTCCAAGCAAACGTGGTGTACATGCACTCATTATCGGCGACATCGATATGCCAAAGAACAAGAACAAAAAACTTGGTATTGAGATCTACAAGAAGGGCAGATTCTTCACATTTACTGGAGATGTTGTGCCTGGGTGCAAATCTGAGATGAACAACGATGTTACTAAACTCACTGCAATATACGCCAAATACATACTTGATCCCGCCAATGACAGCACCCCAACCGATGTCACCCTGGCCGACCTTTCAATCGCACCAGTCCCTGTCAGCGCGGAAAGTGTCATCAAACGGATGGAGGAGAGTTCGAAGTGGGATGAGATCAAAGCTCTAATGGATGGCAATATCGCCGCGTACACGATGGACGAGAGCGCGGCAGATCTGGCATTGTGCAATCATCTCGCCTACTATACTCAGCGAAATGCAAAACTCATCGACGAGATTTTCAGAACCACGAAATTGTTCCGCGAGAAGTGGGACGAGAAGCATGGTGCTCAGACCTATGGAGAGATGACAATCGAGAAGGCGTGCCTCGATACCAAGGCGGTTGATGGTGACATCGTTCGGCACAGGTACACAGAGGGCGGCAATGCCAACAGATTGTCAGATCTTCATGGTAATAACATTCGATACTGTGGGCACATGGGCACTTGGTTTATCTGGGATGGCAATCGATGGGCAGAGGACAAGACCAGCACCATCTATCAAATGAGCAGGGACGTGGTCAAAGACCTGTATGCTGAAGCCAAACTCAAGCTGGCCAGACTTCATAACGGACAGGGCAGCGCGGCGGCGGCTGCCATGGTGTCCAAGTTTGCTCAGACAACTGACACGTATCGAGGGCTGAACAACATGGTCACTCTGGCCCGGACCCTGCCTGAGTTGGCTGTAGCCCCCGATGACCTGGATAACAAGCCCATGCTGCTCAACACCATTGGCACCACTATCAACTTCGAAACCCCGGAGACACCATTACAAGATCCCAACCGATCTGACCTTCTTACTAAAGTCTGTGGTTGTGCGCTTGATACTGAGGCAGTGTGCCCCAATTGGGAAAAGTTCATTGACGAGATATTCCACAGTGATGAGGAGTTGAAAAGATTTGTACAGAAAGCGATTGGTTATTCGCTGACAGGCAAGGTATCGGAGAAGTGCTTCTTCTTCTGTTGGGGCGATGGATCGAATGGCAAGAGCGTCTTCCTCAATGTGATCCGCGCCATGTTCGGTGACTACGGGCAGCAAGCCTCGATCCGCACCTTCCTCAAGAAGAAGGGCGATAGCGACATCAGGGATGATCTGGTCAATCTGAAGGGGGCCAGATTCGTCACGGCTGTGGAGCCTGACGAGTCGGCGCGGTTTGACATGGAAGTTATGAAACCGCTAACAGGAAACGACCCGATCCGTTGCCGCACACTGCATCAAAGACAGATTGAATATCTACCTGAATTGAAGCTCTGGTTGGCTGGCAACACAAGGCCGCTTATCACAGAAACCAACAGCGGTGCCTGGGATCGTGTCAGATTAATTCCATTCACGGTTTCATTTGTTGGCCGGGAAGATCGCAAGTTAGAAGATCGGCTCAAGACCGAACTATCAGGGATACTAAACTGGGCTATCAGGGGTTACGCTATGTACGTGACTGAGGGGTTGCACACACCAAAGTGTGTAAGTTCTGCGACGGAAGATTACAAAGTGGAGTGCAACTCGCTGCTCTCGTTTGTAAACCAGGAGTGTGTTATCAGTAAACTCGGTGGCTTAAAGATCAAGTCCGGGGAGTTATATGATGCATACAAGGATTACTGCGTGCAGGAGGGGCAGTACCCCTATAGCAGTAAGCGTGTCAAGTCAACGCTTGCATCCAGTGGTATCGATTACGTGCATGAGAGGGATGGCCGATATTACATTGGGATCACGCTGAAGGCGCGTGCTCCCGGCCAAGTCCAGCTTCCACAGGGGAGATGTGGGGAAGCCCCGGAGATGAATGGCCTGGATGTTCCAACACTTGGTAAGATTGATCGACCTACTCCAGATAGCGAGGAGGTGAATTGAATGGTTGATTCCATGGGCATTTTACTGATTGCTTTCTTGTATGTGTTGATCAAGGGCGGTCGCTCCAAATGTTGTGACTGTGGGCTGTGCGCTTGAGCGGTCTGTGACACGAGTGACTCCTGTGACTGGCGGTGGTAGGTAATTCCCCTATATAATGCGTTTCACGTATTTGTGCATAATTACGCTCTATATATGTCGTTTAACCTCTACTGCCTGTCACATGTGTCGCACGTGTCACGAGGCCCCAGGATGTCACATCCATCCTGTGGAGTATGGCAATTTGAGTCGAGGTTTGCGGAATGCTAACCTTCGATTATATATATGGTGAACATATACGATTGCATTATATATGGAGACTGTTATGACAGACAAGAAGAAACAGAGGAACAAGGTGACACGCGATGAAGAGAATCGCATGTTGATGTTGTTACTCGAAGGTAAGAGTCCCTACATGGTAGGGAAGTTGGTAGGCAGAGATCGTGGTGTTGTTGTTCGTGTAGCACGAAAGCATCAACACGAACTGTCTGACACAATACTAACCAAGTTGAAGATGGCAACGATAGGAGATGGACTTGATGAATACTCAAGATACCTTGAGTCATCACGCAGACTGAGGTTGTTGTCACAATCACTTGATCGTGTTGCACGCATGATGTCAAGGGAGACACTGCCAGCTAGAGATATGCGTGATCTGACAGTATCACTTGGTATATTGATTGACAAGTTCCAAGTTGAGAGTGGTAAAGGGGACGAAGATGCAAAGGCATCATTGATTGCACTGTTTCAGAAGATGGAAGGAAACATTACGGTGAATAACAATGGAGTTGCATGTACCAGTGGGGAAGCAAGCACAGTTCATAGTATCGAAGCCGAAGCGCATGAATATACTGTGGGGGAGTTGGAGGAGCAGCAAGTCAATAGCGGTGGATCTGAAGTGGATCAAGGATGTTCTAACACTTCCTGATGGAAACATGTTGATGGTAGGCAACACCATCAACTCACTGGTTAGGAATGTCATCACACCAATTAAGAGTATGGTCGGCAAGAAGAATGTCGAAGTGCGTATGCAACGCAAGGAAGTAGACATCTTCGGCAGAACAATATGGATGGAAGGTGCAGACAAGATAGATGCGTACAAACGCATTGAAGGTGAGAGTTTACTGCGTGCATATGTAGACGAGTGGATACATGTACCAGAATCGTTTACCAAGACTTTGATGAGTAGGTTGTCTGATCCAGGGGCGTGTGTGTATGGCACATGCAATCCTGCTGGACCAGGACATTATCTATACAGAGATTATATCAAGCGTGCTGAACATCTCGACATTGCGCTATGGCACTTCACACTTGATGACAATCCGTGGTTGGATGATGATTATAAGCAAGCAATCATACGTGAGAATCCAATAGGCACGGTGTTCTATGACAGGAACATACTTGGTAACTGGGTGGCAGCAAGTGGCATCGTGTTCTCAAACTTCGATGCAACTAAGCATGTTGTTCAGTCACCACCACCAACATTGCGTCCAAAGGAACTGAGAGTTGGTATAGACTACGGAACATTCAATCCTACTGCATTCGTGTCGATAGAGAAGTATCTAGTCCCTGGGCGCACACGGCCAGTGTGGTACGCCACTAACGAGTACTACTGGGATTCAACCGTGATGTGCCAACAGAAGACAGATGGTGAATATAGTAAAGATCTTGCAGCATACCTTGGCGGTAATTGGATACAACCGGAGAGATTACAACGCATATTGGTGGAATCAGGGGTAGAGGCTTATGAGAACAAAAGTGGTGGAATTGAGGAAAGTAAAGTTGATTTGAATGAAAGTATGGATGATATAAGTAAAGTAAGATTGAGTAGTGAAGGAGAGAGCACCACCCGCGCCGCGTCCGCGTGCGGAATGCATGGTTATCATAACGAGGCGCGTGTTCCACAGCCGCAGGCTGTGGAACATGCGCCGAGAGTAGCCCGGTATGCTAGTACAATCGAGGTTGATCCATCTGCTGCTTCGTTCATACTTCAATTGAATAAGGATGGTATGCGCAAGGCACGACCAGCCGACAATGATGTATTGAATGGAATAAGAAAGATAGCAACGATGATTAGTGTTGGTGATCTCGTGATCACTGCGCGATGTCCCTGGTTGATACGATGTATGCAGACGTACAGTTGGAATCCTGATATGATGCAGGATGAAGTGATCAAAGAGGATGATCACCCAATTGATGCACTAAGATACGTAGTTAATTCACTTTGAATTAACTACGTATCTTAGTGTTATGATAACCATGCGTTCTTAGTAACAATGTATATACTACAGTACTATCCTTATCTTTATCCTTATCCTCCTCCTATCTTCATTTTCTTCTTCATCATCTGCTTCCTCTCCATTCTTCTTTTCTCTCCTCCCCCCACCTACCCGTTTTTTGGCGGCTAAAGGTCGGCCTTAAATACGATGCCCGTTATTGAATACATTATGTTGACCAACCTTAATTGGCTACGCCCTGGTGAAATTTTTCCGCCACCATCGGAGAATGACAGATTGGCAATGTACGCAGAGAATGAGAAGTTGTTCAAGGGAGAGTTTCACAATGTGTGGCATGATATGTGGGACATGCAGGACTTAACGCAAGTTGATGCCACTCTCTCAAGCTTCTCGTCTATACCATATGGAAGGCGCAAGTTGGAGTTTAATTGGTTCCTTGTCGTGTGCAACGTGTATGCAGACTTCTTGTGCAGCGAGCCTCCACGATTAACAGGTGCAAATGATGCTGAACAGAATACTCTGGATAATATTCGGATGCGTTCTAATCTCGATGTTGTACTATACAAAGCCGCTGTGAACATGATCAAGTACAACAGCGCCGTAATGAAAGTAAGATTCAAAGGAATGGAACACAAAGAGCCGGGATCTGTTATCGAGAACATTAAACCGTCGATATGGTTCCCCATAGTTGATCCAGACAACGAAGATGAATATACTGCACATGTTCTCGCATGGACGTTTGTTGAACAGATAGGATCTACACAAGCGAAGTTGTTGAAGGTGGAGATACATACTCCGGGCCAGATACAACACCAACTGTACTGGATGAATGGTAATCAGATAGATCACGCGGTTCCGTTGAATACATCGCGCAAGTATCAATCTCCAGTTTTCTCATCATCTCCTGTGGACACTGGCGTTCCGTATCCATTGGTGTTCGTTGTGAACAACATGACAGACGACTTCGCAAACATGAAGAACCTTGTACATGAGCTTGTGGTGCGCATACTGAAGGTCGCGTCTATACTCGACATACACGCCAGACCAATTATGGCGGGGCCTGAAAATATGTTGAGCACTGACATGGAGACTGGTGAAGAAACATTGAAACTAAACGGGCGTTTCTTCCCAATAAGAGATCCACAACTCAAGCCGACATACATCACATGGGACGGGAAGTTGAACTCATCGTTTAGTGAGATGGATAGAATCACCGACATGCTGTACAAGGTGACTGATCTTACACCAGCCGCCCTTGGTGACTATACACAGGGTATGCAAGTCAGCGGGTCTGCCTGGAGGAGATTGCTTGTCAGGACTCTGGCTAAGACCAGTCGGATCAGGACGACATTCGACGTGCCACTAAAACGGATGCTGGCGGCGGCTTCCACACTCGATGTAAATGGGCACCTCCCAGGAGCCACTGTAGTGACGCTACACGGGGTTGGATGGCAGGATGGATTACCACGTGACATGAAGGAAGAAACGGCGGTAGAGCAAGCCAGGAAGAACAGCGGTTTGACGAGCAAGCTTTCCTCGATCATGAGGCTGGATGATTGTACAATGGAAGAGGCCCAGGCCGAGCTTGACCGGATGGCAAAGGAAATCCCAGATGCACCAAGGGAGCAGTCGCCTATTGGAGCGCGGCTTAGAACCGAGGGCAGACAGCCCAGGGCCGATCTTACTCCCGATGAGAACCA